ATCGTCATGCTCCAGGAGAAGCCAGCCTTGCTGAGGGACTTGGCGATGTTGGCGGTTTCTTCCCCCATGGGGCGGTTGATGTTGATGTGGAAGGCCTCTGCGTCGTCGGCGGTCATCCTGCCAATCTCCTGGAGGAAGGCCAGGCTGCTCAACTTCTGAGGCTTCAGATAGACGGACACCATGCTGTACCGCTTGGCGTAGACAGTCGCCTTCTCGCCCTTGATCGCGCTGCAATCGATCGAGCGTTCCAGGGTATCATAGATCCTGGAGACGCCGCGGAGCCGGGACATGATAAAGAAGGCGGTCCCGATCTGCTTCTCGTTGGTGAACCCGCTACAACGCTCGGCGAGGGCTTGCATGATGGGAGGGGCGGGTGTTTCCGGGAACCTCGCGTCCACGCAGAGGTACGAGTCGATGACCTCCGGCAGATGGGACTTGTCCATCATCTTCTTCACCCACGGCCTCTCGTCGAAAGCGAGATAAAGGTTGGGGTGCCGGGTGAAAGGCATCAGGCTCCAGGCCGAGAAGCCGAACTCGATCCATACCCTACCTTGGAAAGAGGCGGTCATGGTGTGGATGTCGGAAGTAGCATTCACCAAAGAAGGCCAGAAGAGCCTCCGAGAAGGCGCTACATGAATATCCTCTTCGTCATTCAGGCTTCCCACTGGAAGGTCGGGGGACACGCCCTGGTCCGTAGGTACGCTTCGTTCGCTCATGCTGCTGATTTTCAAACCTCCGTGATGGTTGTGCCTTATTTCGATCGTCCCGGAGAGTCCTCGTATCACTGGTTCACACGGGCCAAGATCGCGAAGAAGACCTATGACCATTGCTTTGTGATCGAGAGCGCACCTCCTGAAGAGTGGCTTGAGGCTTTCGATTCAATCTATTGGGTGCCGATGGTGGAATTCGTAAAGCGAAGCCACGTGGAGAATCTGCACCCTTCAATCAAAATCCTATGGCATTCGAGGGCAGGATTCGACGCGACCACTGGATTTCCCAACAAATCGATTCGCACTCCCTACGTCGGGCCCAAGGATACTGAGGGAACGACAGACATCAAAACCAAGAACGGCAACAAGGTCATCGTCCACCAGCGGGCCCGCTGTCTGGACGTGAATCTATTCATGGAGACCCTGCTCTCGCGCAGCTCGAAGGCGGAGGTCATCCTCTGGAACCATGTTGGCAGACGCGACTCCCTGGACCACTGGGAAGGTCCTCGCGTCCAGCTTCACAAGGGTTGGATGGAGAAGAAGGAGTGGGACCGCATCTGCATGGAGGCGAGTGTCTACATAGCTGGCCGCGCCATGGAGGGTATCGGTCTGTGCGTCCAGGAAGCCGCCATGCGCGGCTGCGTCATCGCTGGTCCTCGCCAAACTGTCTCGGGTGAGTACATCAATGGCGAAGGGGCCATCCTCGTGGATCTCTTCGAGCGCCCCCAGGAAGACTGGCTGACGAAGCGCTACGACTGGTCGGCGAGCCCTGGCGAGATGGAGGAGGCAACTGTTCGACTCGCCCACAAGGTTGCCGACTACATCGATTTCACTCCCGCCGGAGAGAAGACTCACCGCTCAGCATTGGCTACCGCCGAGATCATGAAGACCCATGACTTGTGTGAGATGCAGATGAGGAACCTCTTCAGCTCTCTGGGGCGCAGGAAGTTCGACATCCTCCCGCGCACGCGCAGGCGGATTCTTTCCATCCAGACATGTACCTGGGGAGGCCAGGGCCTCTTCGAGCTGTGGACGCTGCGCTACCTGTCGAAGCACCCCCACCACTCGGTCTTCTCCTCCCGGCTCTGGATTCAGAAGAATGACGCCGAGGAACAGACTGAATACGCGAGGCTCATGGACGGCCAGGACATCAGGATGGTGGCCCCTCACCTGAGCGACCTCAACTCGGTGGACCCGAACTACGTCATCTTCCACTGGAGCGGCGGCGCTCAGGCTCTCTGCGATGAAGATCAGTTGAGGAACGTGGAGACCTTCCTCTTCTCCACAGAGGCCACGGTCATCGTCTGGGTCCACAATGTACAGCCCGTTCACTTCCCCGACTGGCTGCTCAACCGGGCAGACATGATCGTGTTCCCCTCAGAACACGCGAGGAAGGCCCATAGCAGCCTCCTGGAGAGCAAAAGGGGGTCATGCACGCCCTCTGGGGTCATCCCCCACTTCCTGGACCCTGAAGTGGCTGAGAAGCCTCTTTCGAGGAAGCATGGATCCATGACACTCGGGATACTGGGGCGCGTACAGTGGAGCAAGTTCGACCCTGCCTACTACCGGGCCATCAGGGACTTCCTGGACAGTGCTCCTGGAAGCCAGGTCCTGTGGGTGGGTTCTTCCTCTGATGGATACCTGGAGGGGGACGAATACACCGCGAGGACGATCGACCCAGAGATCATTTCTTCCTTCGGACCAGCACGGGTGGATCTTCTGGACCGAATCACGGTGGGCCTGTTCCTCTCTCCCATCCAGGAATCCTTCTGCCTGGCTGCCCTGGAAATGGCCTCCCGCGGCACGCCGGTGGTCACCAATCGCCCTGAGATCAAGGAGCTTCTCGGTGAGGCCGCCATGATGGTCGCTTCACCTCAGGATCTGAAGCTGGCTCTCAATAGGCTGTGCCTGAATGGCCCGGTGTTCTCGAAGATGCAGAAGGGGGGCATCGCCCTTCGAGGCGACGAGCGATTCACCTATGAGACGTGGGAGAAGAACTTCTTCGACATGATTTCCCGCACCGGGAAGCAGTCGACCTTCGGGAAGTGGTCGGTCATCGTACCATGCCACAACGTCTCTCCCTGGATCACGCAATGCTTGGAAAGCATCGTGGCGAATGATCCCGATGAGATCATCGTCGTGGTCGATGGATGCACGGATGACACCTACGAGAAGGTGAAGGCCTTCATCAGAAAGCACAAGGGTTCGTCCAGGATCCGCGTCAGGGTAAACCCAGACCCTCCCCACAGCCAGGGACACTCATGGAAGCTTGGCCTGGAGTGCGCGAACAACAACCTCATCGCGCTCGTGGACGGAGATGATATGATGGCCGACAGGGCTCTCGCCAGGATGAAGAAGGAGCACATGGAGAACGGTCACGCCTGCCTCATCTGGAGCGACCAGTGCGTGCTCAACACTGCTGGCGAAGTGGTACAGGCTTGTTTCTCCAGTCCTCCCCTGAAGGGGAAGACGATCCTTGAAGGGATGAAGCGTGGGATCAATGTGGTCAGTCACCTGATCACGTTCAAGGCGTGGGCGGTACCCTTCCTGACCTTCCCTGATGACCTTACCTGTAGTGCCGATAAGCACCTGGCCCTTCAGCTTGAAGAGCTGGGTCCCTGGGCTTTTGTGGAGGAGGAGTTGTACGTGTACAGGTGGATGCGTCCGGGCAGCGTGACGGCTACCAGACACGAAGAGCAGAAGGAGATGAGGGAGCGGGTGATCCAGATGGCCGAGAGCCGGAGGGAAGGCCCCAAGTCACTGCGATACAATAGCCCCTGAGAAGCTGCCCACGGGAGAAGGACCTCCGCCAGAGCCAGTGCTTTGCCCCTGGACCTCGAAGTCCGTGCTGGGGGCTCCTGCGCGTCCTGTTGAGCGTGAGTACACGAGGCGGGCCCGCATGTATTCTACGGTGATGCTACAGTTGGCGAACTCGGTCGAGGCATAGTCGAGATCGCCCCAGTCGATCATGGACGCCCAGCAGTCATCGAGTTCCCAGGTTTCCATCTCCTGGCCGACGCCGTTGAACATGTGGAGGCTCATGTTCACGATGGCCTCATCGCGGTAGCCCCACTCCTCGCTGCTTGGATCGTAGTGGGCTTGAAGCCACTGGTAGACGTAGCTGTCTCCGGCCACGTTGTAGAGCTGAAGTTCGATGGGTTCCCAGGTTGGTCTGCCGTGGTAGGTGACGGTCTCCTGGACGTGACGTGCTTCCTGCTTCTCGAAAGCGATCTTCGGCCTTCCTGCCATGTGACAGAGCGAGAAGCTCCGAGGGTCGTAGTTGAACGTCGGGTTGGTTCCACCAAAGGCCCCTGCGGACGCAGAGGTACGAAGGAGCCAGCGACTTTTTCGCAGCCATATCTTCGAGTTGTGATTGATGTAACCAATGCCGATGCCCATAGGGTACGACCTCCACCACTATCTTAGATGAATCAGGGAGAAAACGAAAAGGGCCCAGGCCGAAGCCTGAGCCCTCTTGAATGGAGTGTAGCCAGCGGGTTACATGGTGGCAGGAAGCGCGTTGGATCCGCCATTGTTGGCCCGGTTGCCCTCGAAGGAGGCGATGGAGTTGGCGCTCTTCTGGCCGATGCGACCCTGCGTGGGCCGAAGTTCGCAGTCAGCGTTCTGGAAGCGCACGGTGAGTTCGATCGTGGCGTTCTCGGTCGAGCTGTAGTCCAGGTCACCCCAGTTGGAGGCCTGAATCCAGCAGCCGAAGAGAGTCCACTTCTCGATGATCTCTCCGACGCCGTTGTACATGAGGAGCAGCGCATCGCGCCGAGCGAAGCCGACCGGATCGGACATTTCGCCGGAGCTGTCGGGGTTGCCGAACTGATACGTGAGCCGAATCCAGTCGAGAATGGCCTGGTCAGCGCCGTTTCCACCCTGCTTGCCGAAATCGAGAACGGTGACGTTCATCGGATCCCAGGTGGGCTTGGCGGCGATGTAGTCCTTCTCGTTGAGGAAGTTCAGCTCGGTCTCCTCAATCGTGAGGTTGGGACGTGCAGCGATCGTCACAAAGATGGGCTTGATGGCTGGGGCATCAGCACCCAGAATCGTTCCCGCTTCAAACTGCAACGTCCAGCGATACCGGCGCTTGATGATCGCCGAATTCGGGAGGAATGTTCCGATGCCCATACCCATGTGACGTTACCTGCCTTTCGTGGAGTGACCTTACGGTGAGTGTCGAGTTATCTACGATCCTGATTACCGAACCCTCGTGGGCACATTGCCGATGGCGCTCTGCTCGAAGGTACCAGTACGGTGAATCGTGAAGGTGATGTAGATGAATTCAGCGGCCTTCGTGGGCTGCACACCAATCCTGGCGCGGAGTTCGTTGCGGTCGACGACCTCGTTCGTGTTCAGCGTTTCGTCGCAGATGACGATGTAGTCATACGCGCCGCGGTTGGACACGATCTGACCCATGACGCCAGAGGCGACCTTGATGAACTCGTTCCGCAGGATGGCATCATGCGGCTCGAAGATCAGGAAGCGAGAGCGCTTCCGGACTTCCTTCTCCGCGTACAGAAGCATGCGGCGCACGTTGACGCGATCGAGAGCGGTCGGGAAGCGCTGAAGCGTCTTCTGACCCCAGATCGTCGGGCCGTCCTGCGGGAAGTCCACGATGGTGTTGACGGCGTTGTCGTCGGCGTAGAGCGAGTCACGCACGCTCTGGTAGGGCAGGAACTCAGTCTCCTTGACCCATTCCAGCTTGCCGCGACGCAGGCCTGCCGGTGCGATCCAGGGCCACGCGATACCGTCCGTGCGAGCATAGACGGCGAGAGCGGAGCCGGAAGGCGGCAGCCAGATGTCGTCGTTGTTGTAGGAGTCGAACTCCTTGATCCACGGCCAGTAGAGAGCGCCGTAGCTGGAGTTGAACTTCACGTTGTTGAGCGGGTGCTGGCCGTTGTGCCACTTGCGCACCTCGATCGGGGTAAGACCGAAGGGCGGGTCGACGATGAACATGCAGTCCTGGCGAATCTCTTCGCAGATGATCTTCATGGTCTCGATGACCAGCGTCGTGGAGACGCCGGGGACAGCGACCTGGTCGATGTCGATGGCTTCGGGCTCGGCGATCGCGTACAGACCCGTGGAGCGTTCGCGGCTGCCAGCCAGGAGCACAGCCTGATCGAGCGGATCGGCGGGGATGCCGTCCGTGCCGGATTCGGGCTGCGAGGTGTCCAGGCTGCCGAGGGTGTAGATGCCCGGCTTGGGCAGATCCTCGACGTTGGCGACGTCCTCGAAGGCGATGTAGTCGGAGAAGCCGTTGACGAAGCGTTCGATGTAGTAGAACGCCTGGGTTCCAGTGGCGTCTTCGTCCTTGTGGAGGCCGTTGTAGTTCTCCACCGCGGTCTCGCGGTGCAGGACCTGAACGTCGATCTTGGCGGTGTCGGGGTTCACCAAGATGGCAACCTGAGTGTAGTTGCCTTCGGTACCCGGCGTAGCTGCGTAGACGCGGAAGGTTGTGACGCCGGTGCTGTTGAGAGAACCGATGACCTTGTTCGTGATAAGCTTGGCGGCGTCCGGGGTGCAGTCGACAGCAGAAGTGGTGTCTTCGTACACGTCGGGAGCGGTGCCCGTGACGACGATGTTGTCGAGGCCGAGGATGGTGGCCGCCGTCGAGGACGGGCGAACCAGAACCTTGGCTTCGGGACCAGTGAAGTACCAGCCGGTGAACGATCCGCCGGACTCGGTCTCGTAGGTCGAAGCGATACCGGCCACGACGCGAACCGCGTCACCGGAAGCCTCGAACCAGAAGCCGTTCGGGGAGTTCGGGGAACCCGTCGCCTGTCCGTTCAGCCAGTCGACCAGCTCCTGAGTGGAAGCCACGTCGATGTTCTGACCGTCCGAGTCGGCGGGGAGGTAGATGGTCTGGGTCACACCGTCGATGGAGGTGTCGCCAGAGCCCCAGACGACCACGTCGACGCGCAGGTTGCGGTAACCGTCAAGGTTCCACTCGCCCGCGGGGCCGGAGGGGTTGCTGGGGTTGAAGAATGTCTTGGTACCCGTCTTGATGGCGCGGCCCATCTGCGTACCGATGTCCAGGGTCAGGTCCGGAACGATGTCCCCTGCGACCGTGTTGGAAGGGACATTGGAGCCGGAGTCATCGGCGGTGTAGAGGTTGGCGCGGGAAGAGGCGATCTCCAGGGAGCTGTTCGGACCGTTGATCTTCGAGCGGAAGACAAGGCGTGCGCTGAGACCCGAACCACAGTTGGTGATCGTGAAGCCGTCGTCCTCGGTCAACTGGGCAGCCAGGAGACTTTCGAGGGAGTTGGCGTTCAAACCACCTGCATTCGTCAGGGACGCGAAGGTCGTGTCTGCCGGGATTTTCAGCTCACGGATGAACGTGTCGCCGTTGACCCGCAGGCGGATGTAGCGGGCGGTGGAAAGCGATTGGCCGATGCCGCCCCAGGTTGCTTCACTCACGCCGGACACGATGGTCGCGTGGCGTCCACCGGAGGGGACATCGACATACGCTTTGCGGGCGTAGTCTGCGCTGCCTTCATCGTCCTGACCAGCGCGAACAACGACGAGGTCGTTGCCTTCACGGAGGTAGTCGATGCAGGCGTAGAGCAGGTAGGAGTCCACATCGGGGTTCGGGCGACCAAAGATGCGAATCAGATCGTCCACGTTGGAGATCTTCGTCGGTACGTTGATCGGGCCCTTCGACGCGAATCCAATCAGCGCCGTCCTGTTGAAGCTGGCTCCCTGATCATAGGCCGAGAAGTCCTTCTCCATGATGCGGACGGACGGGGAAATCTTTCGGGAATTGGGAAAACTCGTTGGCATGGTCGCACATCCCTTTCGTCAGATCGTCGGGTCTTCGTTATTTCAATCCGCGCACCATGAAAGGGTGCGATGATGAACCCTGGTGAGCATCCATGCCGATGGGTAGATCGGCAGTATCAACTCGCCACTATCTACGAGATATGCGACCGATTTTCCTCGGACCCCCTACTGGCCGTCCTCCGCGGGCATCATTTCGACCTTGATGAAGCCGCGCTTCTCAAGATCCCAGATGTAGTTGGTGATCTGGGAGCCCTGGAGAACCACCCTTTCCCGGCCCTTGAGGGTCATGGGAATGAGCTGGTTGTGGATGGGGTCTCTGGTCTGGATCTGGATCAGAGAGAACTTCTTGTTGTGGATCTCGTACCTGGCGTTTTCGTCGACGACGGGCACGGTGCAGTCTCGCTCTGCCCAGTATTCACGTTCTTGGCTATTCATCAGAAGCTCCTACCGAATGGTCTTACGAAGGAGTAGGGCGTTCGATACGAATTTCCTGATCGCTCTGAAAGCCACCATGGGGATGGGTGGGGTCTCCGATGCCCATGTCGATGCGGACCGTGTGGACAGCCTTCCTGCGGACCAGGGGCTGAGGCAGCCAGGTTTGAGCAAGCATGGAGATTGTGGCCGTGTAGAGGTGAACCCTCTCGGGATCCTTCTCGTCGGCGAAGTTGGTGTCACAGCCCTCGAAGAGCACCTGGGTGGGTCGGGGCGAGTTTCCGATGCGAATCTCGAAGCTCTGGGAGAAGCGCTGGAGGGAGATCTCCAGGAGCTGGTTCATGTCCTCCACGTACCTGGTCATGATCGTGAGCTGGTAGCCACGACTGATGGGGATACCGGTTGACATGCCGAAGACCACGTCGTCGGGCCTGCGCTCGGTTCCCTTGAAGTCCCACCACTTGGCTTCGTGGAAGATGTACCTCTCAACGTCGAGGGAGATCGAACCATTCGGGATGATGGCACAGATGGGGAGGCGGACCCTGGAGTACTGGTTCGGGTCCTGGGCAGCGCTCTCGCCGAAGACGGCGTAGACGATCTTCTCCATCGTCCCGAAGACCGTGGGGACCCTCATGGGAACCCCTCCCTGATCAAGGATCTGGAGGTCTCCGAAAGCCAGGACCATGGAGCGGTCGAGCTTGGTGAAGAAGTTCTCGTAGCGCTTGAGATAGTTCGGGTTGATCTCGGCGGTCTGGGCAAGGAGGCCATGCTGGATCGAGTCGGCCAGCAGACTGTACTCGTACTTGCTGGGCGCAGACAGCTCTTCCCGACCCGGATCCTTGAATACCCGGTCGACGCGAGAGCCTTCAACTTTGATCTCCTTAGCCATAGTCCGTTACCTGATCGTGACTCCGCCCTTCTTGCCCTGGCGATAGGACTCGCGTCCAAGGCCAGTGGGCGAGGGGTCGGTGATGGTCGCCTGGTACTTCTGAGTCATGACAGCGATGCGGTGCTTGCCCCACAGCTTGCGGTCTTCGCCCTCGATATTGACGTCGACCTTGGTGATCTCCCAGAAGACACCGTCCGTGCAGGTCTTGATGAGGCTGCCGATCCTCGGCATCTCACCGACCTTCTCCAGGAAAGTAGCCCGGTTGAAGCTGAAGGCCAACAGCTCCTCAGAGCTGAAGCCAGCGCCACCGGCCATCCACATCCATTCGGGGTGGACTGGCTCCCAGTGAGCCATGAGCTTGTA